CTTCGGTAACTAGTCACTTTAATAAAGAGATTTTTATCAATTGGCGTAAAAAAGTTGGTAATAAAGAGGCAGATCGTATCACTAAAGCGGCAACAAGTCGTGGAACTGATATGCATACTCTTACAGAGCATTACTTAAAAAATGATGATCTTCCTAAAGTTCAACCTATTTCTGATTTCTTATTTAAAATCGCAAAAACTGAACTTAATAAGATAAATAATATATATGCCCTGGAAGGACCTCTCTATAGTAAACAGTTAGGTGTTGCAGGAACCGTCGATTGTATTGCAGAATATAATGGTGAACTAGCAATAATAGATTTTAAGACATCTAAAAAACCTAAACCAAGAAACTGGGTTGAACACTATTTTGTCCAGTGTATGGCATACGGATGTATGTTGTACGAAATGCGGGATATCCCGATTAAAAAACTTGTAATCATTATGGCCTGTGAAAATGGAGAATGTAAAGTCTATGAAGAATACGACAAAGCAAAGTACATCAGATTGCTCCAACAATATATTACAAAATTTGTTAACGATAAATTGGAACTCTATGGAACCGAATAAAGAATTGCAAAAAGCAATAGAAAAGAAATTTTTAACTCCTCAAAAATTTGCCATGGAGATAGAAACTATTGTTGCAGAACAAAATCTAAATTATATTGATGCTATCTGCCAGTATTGCGATACTAACGAAATTGAGGTAGAATCTGTTTCTAAATTAATTTCAAAACCATTGAAAGAAAGATTAAAGTATGATGCTATTAATCTTAATTTTATGAAGAAAACATCAAGAGCAAAGTTACCAATCTAATGCCAACTAAGTCGGAATTAATGCATTATCGTCTTCAGGCAATGATGCGAGAAAATAATTTTCCAGAACTTAAATATCTTGGAGTTCGTCCAGATAGTATAGGTATAGATCAACATTGGTATAGTATTAATGGAAATGAAGTTCCTGTTGATTCTATTACCGAATTAGATAATGTGGAAGAGATTGATGAAAGTGACCCCATTTGAAACCTATAGAACATATCTTTCTATGAAAAGTCATTTTACTAATCCTAAATTTGACTTTTTTAAGTATGGTGGTAAATCAAGAGCCACTATAACATCCTTTAATAAAAGAAAAGACAAGTACTGGTTTGAAAAAACTTCTAGGAAGTATTCGGACCAAGAAATTATAGATTTTCTTTTATCAAATTTTGCAACTACCGACAATCCACAAAACTTATGGATTGGAGAAATCATCAACTCAGGAGAAAGGAATTACTCACAATGGATGAAAAGAAATCAGAGTTTGACTTACTTATTCAAAGAACAAAGCAACGAATTGCTGTTGGAGAAAAACTTGAACGAAGTATTCGATTGCTCGAAGGGACACCCAATTATTCTAAAAAAGTATCTGGGTGGAGAGATCTCGCTAGAAACGCTTACCATACTGGAAAAAGTCTTTTCTTTCGTAAAAAATTTTGATAAGAAACTTACTGACCCAGTGTGGGAATCCGTCAGTTTAAAGATAAAAAAGTATAATCCTTTCCTAAATATTAATATATTCCCCTTTAAAAAAATACTGAGAGATATTATCAATGAGTAAATTTTTCGATTCTGAAATCATTCAAGAAGAACTTGAAGAGATTAACGAACTTCAACGAGAAGTTTACACCAATGCAATGCAATTGGGGAGTATGGATCCAGATGAGAGAGCAGAACATATTGATGCTCTTGAAGTTTTGTTAGAAAAACAAAAGATTATGTATACTCGAATGAGTTTATCTGATGATCCAACGGCTGTAGAAATGAAAAAAAATTTGGAAAAATCAGTTCAATTGATGGGTTTCCCACAAGGAACTGATATGGCACAAATATTTGATGCTATGGCTAAAACTATCGACAAACTTAAGTCTATTGACATGTAATAAGTTTGTTGCTATAATCTAAACATCCAACAAATCCGATTAAATCCGAGGTAATCTATGTCGTTTGCTAATCTTAAAAAGCAATCAAAACTAGGATCTTTAACTGCAAAGTTAGTTAAAGAAGTTGAAAAAATGAATAATAACGGTGCATCAGGTGATGACCGTTTATGGAAATTAGAATGTGACAAGTCAGGTAATGGCTATGCTGTCATACGTTTCCTACCTGCACCAGATGGTGAAGATCTACCATTCGTAAAACTATACTCCCATGCCTTCCAAGGTCCTGGTGGTTGGTATATCGAAAACTCTCTGACTACATTAGGTCAGAAAGATCCAGTTTCTGAGTATAATACTACTCTATGGAACAATGGTACAGATGCAGGTAAAGATGCTGCTCGTAAGCAAAAACGTAAGTTAACTTACATTAGTAACATCTATGTTGTGAAGGATCCTACTAATCCTGAAAACGAAGGTAAAGTATTCTTATATAAGTATGGGAAGAAAATCTTTGACAAACTAACTGCAGCAATGCAGCCTGAGTTTGAGGATGAGGAAGCAATTGATCCATTTGATTTTTGGCAAGGTGCCAACTTCAAGTTGAAAGCAAAGAATGTTGCTGGTTACAGGAACTATGACTCTTCTGAGTTTGCTGCTGTGAGTCCTCTTTTAGAGGATAGTGATGATGATGCACTTGAAGCACTCTGGAAGAAAGAAAGTTCTCTTCAAGAGTTTGTTGGTGCTGACCAGTTCAAATCTTATGATGACTTGAAGAAGCGTCTTGGTTATGTTCTTGGTAATAAAGCTCCTGCTCGTCAAGATGCAGAGACTTTTGATGAAGATAATGATCGTGGTTCTGCAGAAGAATTAGTTAGTGCTGCTGTTGCTGCACCTACTCCTACTTCATCGGTTCAAGATGAAGATGATCCATTATCATACTTTGCTAAATTAGCAGAATAACATTAAAAAAGGGGTCTCACGACCCCTTTTTTTATTGTGGAATTGTAATCCTAGTATTTTGAGTTCTAATTAATTTATCATTAACATATTGTGAGGATTCACTATAAACCATTTCATTTCTCATATCAGTTAGGAATTGTTGTAAATACTCCGTTCTTAGTACATATATTAATCTTTTTTTATCATTTTTTATTACTTCATATTCATAATTAGAAATTCCTATTAATGTATTTGATGAAGTAGGTGTTATTGGATTTGAGTAGGTGGGAGCATCATTAACACTATCATAACCAATAACTTCTCTATATGTAATAGAAAAATCAGAATCTACTACTTGACCAGCAGGTAGAATTAATTTATTATTTACATCTTTAATTTCTTTGGTTTCATAATGATGTGTATTATCTTTATCTAAACCATAAACTTCTACAACATAATTATAGAGGTCTTTATCTGATAATGGCCAGTCATCCCTTAAATTAATAATACCAGAAGATAATATTACTACCCAATCAAGAGATGCTTTTCCATAAAGTTCTTCTGCAACAGTATCTGGTCTTGCACCCTGTGCTATTTCATACTTATTAAATAACGTAAAAATATTCTGCAAGTCATCACGAATCTTCATTCTTCTGAATAGATTCTTAGCAGTTACATAACTGGAACTTGAAATTCTATTTGAAAATGGTGATTGATACTCAAGATTTGGTATCTCCCTAAAATAACCCATTAGTAACCTACTCCTTCTAATCCTTGTTCTTTTTCATAATCCTCTGCATAAATTGGATTAAGTTCTTGAAATGATAATGATAACTTCATATGAACTGGTGTTGTATCATCATAAGTTGCATAAGTTCCTGCACCAGTATAATTAACCGACATATTTTTCAATGCCATCGGTTTGAATTTATGTAAGAATTTATGGTTACTACTACCAGTTTTATATGTCAATTGAAAAACATTTGGTGATTTAATAAACAATCCACTTGAATTTTCAGAACCACTGGATGAATTTCTTGCATTCATATTCATTTTAAATGTTCTAATTATATTTTTAATTGTTTCACCTTCTTTTTTATCTCTAGGAGCCAAATCAAAATCAAAACTAAATCCTCTTAAAGTAACTCCTTGAAATAAAAGTTCCATATTTGGATTTAAAACCTGACCTTGTGACCTTGATAACATTCCACCAAGACTAGTATTACCACCCATTATATTAACTGCTTTAGAAGCAAAGAATGATTGTGTTAAACCTTGAGCACTTTCATCACCAGCAAGGTCTGCTATTCCTTTTGCAGTTCCACCAATCATGTTACCTACAGCTTTAGCAGGATTTCCTTCTGCTATAGCACCTTTTACCATACTAAAACCTTTTGCTGCCAATCCATTAATACTATCATCACCCCATTCTACATCATTAGAATCCTGAATATTTTCTGGAACAGGAAGAAAGATATATCCTATTGGGTTTTCTATATTTTTTTGTAATCCTTCTGTAGATGATCCCAATTTAAATGGTTGTTCTCCTGCACCTCCAATACCAGGTGGTTTATATTCTACTACTTTAATTTCTAAAAAATCACTATCTTCTTCTAATTGTGTATTTGGATATCTGTAATTGAATTTTGACCCACCACTATAATTTGGACCAGTTTTTTGAGGTTTTCCTTTCCATCCTTCACGAACTCCCTTTACCATATCTACTGACCCTACAATACCCATTCCTACGGGTCCTGTTGCCATTGCTACTTTTCTCCAAACTGCCATTATCGACCTATATCCATATGTTTTAACTATTTAGAAGGATTTTTTTAAAAGGTATCATATCAAGATCGTTTAGTTCTTCAGAGTATACTTCATATAGTTGTCCAGCAACTTCATTCCATGTATAATTTCTATAATCATTCCAATGAAAATTAATACCTCTAAAACCCCATCGATAAATTTCAGTTACTGCTACTAAAGGGTTTTGGTCATATCTAATATCTGGAGTTTTTGGATTATACACAAAGAAATAAAAACTACCAACATTAGGAACGGGTGTTACAGTATCATTACAAGCTTCCATCAATTCTAACATTAAGTCATCTGGGTCTTCGGTTCCAATTAAACCATCTGCCACTCCTCTAATTCTATTATGTTTATCGTCTGTTGGATAACTACTAGTCATTATTTGATACCTAATTCGTCTTCTGTGATAACTTTAAATTCATATCCTCTATCGAGGCAATAATTCTTTGCTGCTTTCCATTTTGCTTGATTCTTTGCATATTCATAAACTTCGAAGATATATCCTTTAGTCTTTCTTTTCTGTGGTACTGGTTCTACACATTGTTTCTTTGGTTTGATTTCAATAATCATTTTTTTAACTATACCACTATTTTCTTTGACTTTAATATAGAAGTCTGGAAAATATCTATGTATTCTATTATCAATAGGAGAACGATATGGAAGTACTATTTCTTCACTACACCATTCTAAAATATTCTTGTTACTATCACAATATTTCATGAATTTAAGTTCCCATAAAGAACGATATATTATGTTGGTGGGATTACCTTTATACTTTCTTGTATGCTTTGGTTTATATTTTCCTTTATAAGACATCTAAATACATTATAAGATAAGTAAACATAAAGTATTTAGATGGTGCGTCCTAGAAAAATAGGTGATTTCAAATCCAAGATTGGTCATGTTGCACAAACATCCCATTATCAGGTGTTTTTTGATGGTTTGTCGGGAAGTTTATTCAGTCACCTAGCCTCAAAGGGGGTTGATAAAAGATTTGTAACAGAAACAGCTGGATTATTGTGTAATTCTGCCTCTATTCCTGGAAGTACTTTAGGAACAAGTGATATATTTGGAAACTTTACTGGTGTCCAAGAAAAATTTGCTCATACTAGAATTTTTACAGAAATTGTTTTAGATTTTTATGTAGATGCAGATTATAAAATGATTAAGTTCTTAGAGCACTGGATAGAGTATATTTCAAGTGGTTCTGAAGTTCGTGGTAGTTCAAAGGTTAATAAATCATCTCCTGCATATTTTTATAGAATGAGATATCCTAGAGGTGATAGTGGGTATAAGAGTGATAGTATTAGGATTGTTAAGTTTGATCGTGATTATGATAATGAAATTGAATATAATTTTATAGGAATGTTTCCTATTAGTTTATCTTCTACTCCTGTTCAATATGGTAATTCAGATACTCTAAGAGTTAATTGTACTTTTAATTATGAGAGATATGTTGCTGGTAAGAATAAGAGTAACGATAGAGTAAAAGGTGTTCTTGAAAATTTACTCCCTGAATCTTGGGCAGGTGCCTCTAGATTTTTTGGCAATTAACCCCTATAAATAAAAATACTGAAGTGCTATAAACATTATGCCATTACCAACAATTTCAACTCCTACCTATGAGATGGTACTACCATCCAGTAGCAGGAAGATTAAATACAGACCTTTCTTAGTGAAAGAAGAAAAGATTCTCATTATTGCAATGGAATCTGAAGACCAAAAGCAAATTACAACTGCTATTAAAAATGTTATTAGTAATTGTATTTTGACTAGAGGTATTAAAGTTGAGAAATTATCAACATTTGATATTGAATATTTGTTCTTAAATATTCGTGGAAAATCAGTCGGAGAAGAAGTTGATGTTATAATCACTTGTCCTGATGACGATAAGACACAGGTTCCTGTTACCATACCCCTTGATGCTATTAAAGTAGTCAAAGATAAAAAACACACAAGAGATATTAAGGTAGATGAAAATTTAACGATGCGAATGAAATATCCATCATTATCTGAGTTTATTCAAAATAATTTTAGT